TGCACAGTTGGTTGAGGGCTACGGCAACTTCAGCAAGATCCAACTGCGTAATGCAGTAAAGTTCTGTGAAGCTGTGATAAATGACTGCGGTGCATACATCCAAATCAAGAAGGTTGAACGCAAACCACGCAAGGTCAAAGCAGTGAGCCCAGAAAAACGTGCCGCAAAGTTCAAAGTGCTGATGGACTTTGTGGAGCTCAAGCTCAAAGGGTTGCCAGCCGCAAGTTTGGTGGACAAAGCCGAAGCCTGGTTGTATGACACCAAAAAGCGCAAGTTGATCCATCTTGTGGCTGACAGCCACACACAGGCATTCACTGTGAAAAGCAACAGCATTATTGGTTTTAGCACCATTGAGACCATGCAGAAAACTGTGCGCAAGCCAGCAGATGTTGTGCGAGCAGTGCAAGCCGCAGGCAAGCCGGCAGCACGTAAGATCTACAAAGACTTGACCACAACAGAAACAGCGTTCAATGGACGCGGAACTGAGAACCTAGTCATCCTAAAAGCCTGGTAAATAGGTACATGCGTAATATTACAGACGAGGATCCACAAGATCCTCGTGTTCTTGTTCCCAACATAGAATTTTATATCACTAATGTTTGCAATCTAACGTGTAAAAATTGCAACCGATTCAATGACCACGACTTCAAAGGATGGCAACGTTGGAGCGATTATGAATCACAATATCAGCAATGGTCCAAGCATGTGCGTTTACAGCGTGTGACCATACTTGGCGGCGAGCCGTTGTTGAATCCCACAATTTGTGACTGGGTAGACGGTATCAACCAATTTTGGCAAAAACCAGTTCAAATACTCAGCAACGGCACTCGGCTGAATCATGTGCCAGATTTATACGATCGACTGGTAAAATTTTCAGTACCTGGACAACGTTGGAAAAAAAATTGGATTGGTATAAGTTTGCACAATGAAAATGATCGTGAAAGATGCTTTGATGAAATACGTAAATTTCTCCGAGGCAAGATAACTTATGTACATAAAAGTGATCCACGCAATGCAGACAATTCCTGGACATATGGTGGACAACATGCATTTGTTGATCAATACGGCATGCGTATCTGTGTGTGGGAATATGATAGTTTTTATCGTGCCGCAGTACAAAAAAATCAGCATGGAAAATTCACCTTGTTCAATAACGATGCTGTTCAGGCACACCAAGGGTGTGGATTTGCTCAGTTTAAATGTTATCATTTTATTCGTGCTAAATTGTACAAATGCGGTCCGGTGGCCTTGTTTCCAGAATTTGATCAACAACACACTTTTGATATCTCTGAACAAGATCGACTGTTACTCAACAGTTATTTGGGACTGTCGCCAGATGAGTTTGAAACTCGCGGTCAAGAATTTTTATCACACATTGACGATGTTATTCCACAATGTAAATTTTGCCCAACATCTGCTGACCAATCAAACGAAAAAATTTATGCTGTCAACAAAAAACATGGATCTGTTGGGCAATTTGAATGAGTAAAATTTTATTGACTTTGGGCGACAGTTGGCCCGAAGGTGCTGAACTAGGCAATGGCCGTCGATACGGAGAAATTCTTCGAGACATCATGGGATTCGATCAGTTTTATAACTATGGATCTGGTGGTGCTAGCAATGAGGACATGTTGTATCAATTGCAAAAGTATCTTGAAATTCACAACAGCCAAGACTCAGTTACTGCAATTTTCTTTTTGACCAACCCTGCTAGAACTGCTCATTTTCCTAGATTCCTTAGTTGGGACAAAGTTGATGCCCACAGCAAGCAAATTTATACACATTTTCATACCCGTGAACACGAAATCATGCGTAGTAGCATGACAGTGAGTGCGTTACAAAAATGGTGCGACACATTCAATATCCGAGATTTTTACTTTGCTGGTTGGGTGCGTTATGAGCAATGGCGGCCTGGAGTTGACCTAGATCGTGTATGGGCACAAGGCCGAGAAACAGTGGCCGACTGGTTTGGCGCCAGTGATCACAATGGCGAACACTTGATCAATGTGCAAACCAATCAGTATATCCGCCCTAATTTTGCACATCCCAATCAGGCAGGGCACGAACTTATTGCTAAAAAACTACACAGTTGGATACAGTCTAAACAATAAATACAGGGACTTGGAGTCCCACATGCCAGAACAGCAACAACAATCACTGCCCACACTCAAGCAAAACTTAATTGAATATGTTAAACTTCAACTGGGCGGTGATATAATTGATCTTGAATTAGACCCTGCCCACTACGAAGCGGCTTATCAAAAAACCATTGGCACTTATCGCCAACGAGCCAACAATGCCTACGAAGAAAGTTATAGTTTCATGCAGTTGGTAGCGGATGTCAACATATATGAACTACCGCAAGAAGTTGTGAGTGTGCGCCAAATATTCCGTAGATCATTTGGCGACAGTTCAGGACCGTTTGCGTCAAACTTTGATCCGTTTGCTCAAGCCAGCATCAACGTTTACCTAATGAACTTCAATGTGGCAGGTGGTCTTGCCACCTACGACTTCTACAGTCAGTACATTGAATTGGCTGGACGCATGTTTGGCGCATACATGAATTATACCTGGAACCCAGTTACCAAGAAACTGCAATTGATCCGTGATCCCAAAGGCTCAGGCGAGACTGTGTTGTTGTGGAGTTACAACTTGAAACCTGAATTCAATCTGTTGAGTGATTACCAAATTTCACAGTGGCTTCGTGACTACATGGTGGCCAACTGTAAAATGATCATTGGCGAAGCACGTGAAAAATTTGGCACTATCGCCGGACCACAAGGCGGTGGTACATTAAACGGGGCGGCCATGAAGTCAGAAGCACAGACTCAAATGGATGGCCTAATTGAACAACTCAAAATGTATGTGGACGGCTCACAGCCACTTACATTTGTTATTGGTTGACACTTCCATAAATATATGTTATTATTGTTATTACATGAATTTTAAAAGTTTAGAAAATCAATACGGACAGAGCAAAGACGTTATTATTGCTTCAGTTCCTTGGGTTGAAACTGACTATCCTTTAATGGCGCCTGCAGTTCTAAAACCAGTGGTCGAAAAAGCAGGGCTTACTTGCTTGGCAGTTGATCTCAACAGAGAAGCGCAGAAATATATACAAGAAAATTGTCAAAATGATGAGCAAATTAAAGATGTTGCAAAATATTTTTATGAGGAGTATTGCAACAAACATTCAGAAAAATTATTGTTGAAAATGTTTTGGGGAATTGCAGAAAAAATCATATCATTTAATCCAAAATTTGTAGGACTAAGTGCATTGGCATATCCAGCTCAAAAAAGTATAAAATGGATATCGTACTTTATCAAAAAGAAAAATCCTAACATAAAAATTATTATTGGTGGTGCTGGTGTAATTGGTACAAATTTTACTGGAAGGTCAGAGTTTGTAGACGAACTTATTTCAAACAACATAGTTGATTATCATATAAGAGGCGACGGTGAACATGCGTTGTATCAATTACTAATTGGCAATGTTGATTATGTAGGTATTAATTCATTAAATTGGAAAGAATTATCTCGAGAGGATTTGTCTAAACTTCCAATTCCTGATTATTCTGACTACAACTTTAGTTTATTTAACTCTAATAGTTTAGGAATATTAGGCAGTCGCGGTTGTGTAAGAGCTTGCACCTATTGTGATTACATTGAAAATTGGAAAACATTTAGTTGGAGGACCGCTGACGACATATTTAAAGAAATGATGCACCAAAACAAAAAACATGGCATTAAAATTTTTAAATTTCAAGATGCACTAGTTAACGGTAATGTAAAAGAATTTAATCGTCTAATTGAACTTGTGTCGCAATGGAATCATAGCAATCCAACAAACACTTTTAGCTGGGACGGACTTTACATTTTTAGAAACCTAACTTCTACCACTGTAAAGGAGTGGGATACATTGGCTAACAGTGGAGTCACTCAATTGTCAGTAGGCGTTGAAAATCTCAATGAGCATATTAGATATAGCATGGGCAAAAAGTTTTCTAATAAATCCTTTGAGTTTCATCTGGAGCAAGCTCAAAAACACAAAATTAAAATTGTAATGCTTATGATTGTTGGATACGTAAACGAAACACAACAAGATATAGATTTTGCAAAGCAGTGGTTGATAGAAAACGTCAAATTTCGAGACACTGTGATAATTGTGTGGGGTGCAACATTAGGAATACTTGAAAACACCTATTTGGTAAGAAATGAAAAACAACTAGGAATTAAAATTCATGCACTAGGACCACATTGGGTTAACGAATCGATTCAAAGCACTCCAAAATTAAGAGCAAGGTGGTCGGTTGAGTTACATGAATTAAGTCAACAATTAGGTTATAACATAATGAAAACGTTTCATAACGATTCTATACTTGACAGGTTACTAAATGATCCCGATTGATAGTTGTGTGGTATCATTCGAGTTGACATTCGAACACATTGACAATAAAATTATGCAAGTGGTTTTATCTAATAATAACAAACAAGTTCATGTTCATCCAATATTAGCCAATGAAAAACATACTGCTACTGCTGAAATCCATGTTAGATTGCCAACCGAGATTATTTTAAAATTTACTGGAAAAAACTATAACAATGGCACAGTGATCGATCAACAAGGAAATATTTTAAAAGATATTTGCATCAAGATAAAAAACATGCGGTTAGATGGCCTATTAGTTGATCAATATTATTTGCAACAGCGTTTGATTTTGATCGACGAAACTGGGACAGAGTGGATCGGACCATACATAGGGCGCAATGGTATTATGAAAATTGGCTTACAGGAAAACAATATATTTTCGCAATTCATTGATATCAATAAAAAAGTGCCCAACTAGGTTGACAGGTTAATAAGTTATACATTACAATGTAACATGGACTTAATGATTGATATCGAAGGTTTGGCAACAGGCCCTGAAACCACAATTTTAACTATTGCGGCTCAGGCATTTGATCCCGTTGGCACTGGCTACTACGAGCACAAATATTATGCTCGTGTTGATCTTGAAAGCCAAGAAAACCGTACCATTGAACAGGGCACCATAGACTGGTGGGCCACACAACCTGCAGCCGCACGGGACGAAGCCTTCAATGAGGTGGATCGTATCCCCCTAGATCAAGCCTTGGATGAATTGCACCGGTTATGCTGGAAGTGCAATCGCATCTGGATGAATGGTCCCACATACGATGCCAACATTCTTGAGCATGCCTACAAGAGTTATGGCAAGCCCTTGCCGTGGCAATATTATAAGATCTGTGATGCACGAACGGTATATAAGCTGTATCCAGGGTTGCCCCGGCCGCCTACTAGCCATCATGCGTTGGAAGACTGCCGTAGACAAATTGACTTGTTACAAACAACCTTGACTCATTTAAACATCAAGGAACTGGCATGATCATTGGAATTTGTGGATTTATAGGATCAGGTAAAGATACCGTTGCGGACTATCTTGTGAATCTACATCATTTTCGTAGAGAAAGTTTTGCCAACACACTCAAAGATGCTGTGAGTGCAGTGTTTGGATGGGATAGAACCATGCTGGAAGGGCGCACAAAACAAGCCCGCGAATGGCGTGAACAGCAAGACAATTGGTGGACCAATCGATTGGGTATAGTAATTACTCCGCGTTGGGTTTTACAAAACTGGGGCACTGAAGTATGCCGCAACGGATTCCATGATGATATCTGGATCGCCAGCTTGGAAAACAAACTGCGCAACAGCACAGATGATGTTGTTATCAGTGACTGCAGATTTCCCAACGAAATTGCTGCCATCAAACAATCAGGTGGCCTGGTGGTGCGTGTGGTACGTGGTCCTGAACCTGAGTGGTACGATGCGGCTGTGAGTCGTAATCGTGGACCTGACGGCAATTCAACGTGGTCACTGAGTGGACGTCGACTGGAACAACTGGGTGTGCATGACTCAGAAACTGCCTGGGTAGGAATCAAGTTTGATGTAGTACTAGACAACAACGGCACACTGGATGACTTATATCAGCAGGTCAAGCAACTTGTGTCTAGTTAATTATCGGGCTCTAAATCGCCTTTTTTCCAAACGCTATCGGTGTGCTGAATATTAATTTCGCAATTTTTACACACACTGCGTAGATTCTTTAATTCGTTGTGGGCTAAATTTCCATCTATATGGAACACTAACATTTGGGCAGCCCATCTAGCTTTAAACCCGCAACAATCACAAACCATTTTCTTTTTGTAACCAGCAGCTTTCCAGCGGGGCACAAATGGCTTTGGATTTTTCTTTTTCTTTAAACATGCATCACATTTAGTTCGATAATGTGTTATATCGTCTTTGATATAATTTACAGCTACAGGTCTTTGTTCGCAGACACTGCATAGAGATCGTGCTAACTGTTTGACTGGTTGTTTAACTCGAAGTCCTGATGATCTAGCCGATGAATTATAGTAGTCATCATTGTCGACCACATCAAACAATTCAAGATAGTAATTTTCTCGATCTTTAATTTTGGTAGTATCACTAACGTACTCGAGAATTTTGCGTTCAAAATTTGCCAGTCCATGTTCCCTAAGAGCACTTCGAAATTTTTTACCGCCACCTATGTAACCGTCATCTTCTTTTCCAGTATGCGCACCAATGT